TCTCGTTCCACTATCTCCACCACGAACAGGTAAGAAGAAATCTTCAGTAATATTTTGCATATTATATTTTAGATTATATTCACCAGTTGCTTGGTCGATGATAGGTGTTTTCTTCATCTTATTCAAAATCTTTTGCATATAGTTATCAACTTCTGCAGGTGGAATGTTTCCAATATCAATTTGGAAAACTCTCTTTTCAGGTGCTCTCATAATTCTATGAATCATCATAGCATCTTCCATAAGAGATAATTGTTTCCAAACTTTTCTACCTTGTTCAATCATTGACTTACCATATGGTAAGAAGTTAGAATCTGAAAGTAATCTGAAGTGTGCTACTTCAAAATTCTCTAATTCCATTTGATGAGGTTTCTGAGTACTATATGCTGAATGTTGATCTCCACCTTGTTCTAATATAAACTTAACATAATGTGGATTATTTTCATCAAGACCCTCTACCCTAGCTACATCGTATGCTGAAAGTGGTGCTACATTTGTAATACCATATTTTTCGTTAATTTCTAATTGTAAAAAGAAATCACCATACTTACACATATTGCGAACCCAAGGCCACAAGTTAAATTCAATATTCAATACATCATAAAATAAATTTTGTAGTATTGATTTAATATTGTCGTTATCAGTTGTTACTTCTAAAACACTTCCGTATTCACTTTTCATTGTTGATTCATCAGCGTATATATCTAATGCTGAAGAAACGATACCATCACTATCCATCGATTCATAGTCTTTAAATAAACCCAACCTTAATGCTTTCTTGTGAACTGCATCCGAAGTTACGGAAGCACCATAACCAGAATACAATTTTTGAAATCTATCAATAAGATTGTTTTTTGCTATATGCTGAATTTTATCTGTATCAGCTATCTTTAGTTTCTTACCACCAACATTCCTAACAATTACGTTTGTTGAGAATAGTCGTTGTAGTCTTCCAAATAATGATTTATCAGCCATCATTTACCTCTTTTAATTAAGTAGCCATTCTAATGATTCATTTTTTCTATTTTCACCTACGCCAGGTTTCCAATTCCAAGAATCGTTATCTTTTTCATCAGGAGAATAAATACCCTGATGTGCATTTACATTTGAGAGAGTTCTTTTTGATAATTCAATACCCTCTGCTCTCAATCTCAATGCAGTTTCTCTTATCCACAATCCCATAGCAAAAGACATTACCAAGTCATCATTATATCCTTGCATTGCTTCTGCTCTCTGTCCATTATAAATAAAAACAAACAATTCATCTATCAATCTATGTGATTGAACTTGAACAGCTTTTTCTCTAAAAAATTCTTCTAATTTTGCTATAACTAATGGTCTTGTCTTCATAGACATTGTAAAACCAGGCACCATCTGTCTTTCTTCTCTATAGTGCTTATTAGTTATTTGCCTTTCAGTATCAACATACTTTAAATCTTTTGATGTGTAGAATAAATTTTGATATTCTCTATCTATTATTTGTTGAATTGCTGCCCAACCAATATTATTATTCTCCACAACAAGTAGTGCTTCATTATACTCTTGAGCTATGTTAACTAACATATTACCATAGTCTCTTGTAGAAACTCTACCTTTATATTCTGCTACTTGATTACAACTTTCTAAATCTATAACATGAAAAGCAGAATAATCTGTAGAATCTCCTCTACTAACGTCAGCACATACTATATAATCTTTTGTGTAATTTGGCGGCTCCCAAATCCACAAGTTACTATCAATACCACGTTTTTCGATAGGTTCTTTACACGTGCTATTTTTCATTTCTTCTAAAATAATACCATCAATAACATTTTGTCCAGAAGTGATAAAATCACAATCACATTCTTGAGCTGCTAATGATGGACCTAACAATGAATCTTGTTCATCTCTCCATTCTTGTTCTCTATCAGGATGTACAGTCCAATGTAGTCTTGTGAAATTAAAATCATTTAAACCATCTTCTGCATCAACCCAAGTTCTATGAAACCAATTACCAACACCATTTGGTGTTGAAAGTGCAATACATTGTCCACCAGTTGATAACGTCTGAGATGCTGCTGCCCATATCGTATCAATCTTATCAATAAATGCTGCCTCATCAAGTATCAATAATGATAGTGCCTCTGAACGACCACTATCTTCACCACTTGATACAGCTTTTATTTGAGAACCATTCTTGTATCTCAAACTTAATTTGTTATCTTCAACACAAGGTTGCTTTAACCAACTTGGTAAGTTTGCGTGCATCACACGAACCTTTGTTACCAAGTTTTTTGCTACTTCTTGTTTCGTAGCAATAACCAAGATATTTTTATCTTGGTGAAACGTCATCATCCATAAAGAATATCCAGCAGTTAATGTAGATATACCTAGCTGCCTAGCTTTCAAAATAATTTGAAATCTATGCTGCATAAATTCTTCTACAGTTTTCTCCTGAAAATCATAAAGTGAAAAAGGTATTTTACCCTTAATAGGATGTTGTATAAATGAATATTTCTTTAAGAAATATACTGGATCATTTGCACATCTTACATATTCTTTCTTTATAATCTCTTTATAGTTTTTATCCATTAGTGTATCTTTGGATTACGTATTAATACATACACTGCTTTTGCGTTACAAGCTACTTCTTTTAATGAAAAATCATATTGTGTTCCAACTGTTAAATGTGCAAGATTTACTCTTCCACCGCCTGATAAATCAGCGTGTCCAGTTGTTGATGATTCTCCTACAATAAGTGCACCTGCGCCATAATTAGAAGCTGTAAAGCTACCCGTAGCATTATTAACTGTTTGGATACCCTTATATTTTCCAGGATGTCCAAATTTTTGAAAATGATCGTAATCACTTGGATGAACATTCTGAGATGAGCTAGGTTGTAAGTTAGCCATATTATTCTCCTATCGACTACCAGCTCTTTTTATGCCAGTAGATTTTAATATTTCGTTAAATGTATATGAAGTTTTAACTCCCCCAAATTCTAAAGAATCTAAATCGTCAATTTTTAAAAATTTCTGAATTACAAATTCAAAAATAATCATTGCTTCTTCAAACCTTTCACTATCCTCTTCTAAACCCTCTACATCAGATAAATAAATCTCTGCTAACTGTTTCATATCACTCAAAACAGTATGTATTTCGTTACAAGTCTGTCCAGGAACGAGGTAGTAATTATTCTTTTTAAAGTAAAGGTTCTTCATATATATAAATAGTTATTCTATTTCTTTTAGTGTTTTTCTGATAAATTCTTCTGCTTTATCAGCCATTTCTTTCATTTGTTCTTGATTTTGTGTCCATTTTTCCTTTTCCATTTCTAAATCTTGAACTCCAACTTGTTCTTGAAACTCTATTTTAGCATTTTTCCACTCATCTAAAGATACCAACAAATCTTCAAGATATGCTTTCTGATTTCTTTTTACTTTACCGTTTTCCCACTCTTCATACTTACCCTCTATACGAAGTTTGTTTTCAAAATTAATCTGACAATCAAAACAATGATTGTATAGTAACCACATCTTATTATCTAAACGTTTCTTCATTGTCTTCTTACAAGATGGACAAAACCAGGGCATCCTAGCATCTTTCATAATATCAGATAGTCTATCTACCTTATCACCGTGCTTTGCTACCTCTTTCTTACCCTCATAACCAACCATCACTCTTTTTTCTGGAGTTTTTCCACTAATTAAATCACCGAGAACCTTATTTTCTCTTTCTGAACTTTTACTATAACCCATATATTTACCTACTAAATTTTAATGCACCTACTATTTGATTTACTGGTGCAAATGCACCTGTAAATTTATACATTTTACCTTTATATTTAAAAACTAATCCCTCTGATGGAACTATGGATGCAGTTCCACCTATAGAATTTATTTTTTCTAAATTTTTCTTTAACAAACTTATTTTTTTAATATCCTTTGATGTTTTTAAACCAGATATTGCAGATTTCAAATCTTTTTTAATCTTTTGAACTGCTTTTTTTGGATTAACTGCCAAAAATCCCTCTAAATTCTTTAATATTTCTGCACCTAACTCTAAGAATAATAACTCAAGTGGTTTTATATTATTATAAGCTAACTTTTTATGATCAAACTTATCAACACCTTTAGTCCAACTCAAAAATTTATCATGTTTAATACTTTTTTTATCTAATCTGAACGACTTATCTAAATAAGCCCACCTTTTTACTAATGATTCTAAAACAATTCTTGGAATCTTGTACTTATGTTGTTTTGCAGCATTAAAGATATATTCTCTCCAATACATCTCATTATGCATACCCAAAGTATCATTATCCTTCAGTCTATAAATAGTCTGTAACTTTCTCAACTTCGATAAAAAATATTTTTTCTTTTTACTGAAGTCTTGGACTTTAGGTAAGTTTAAAACTACTGGTTTAGATACCTTAAATCTCTTTTGGATATTAGCGTTTGCTTGTCTAATCATTCCCTCTAACATTCTTGCACTATCTGTTACTTGACTTTTTACAGTTCCATCTTCGTGAACCTCTACACTACCATGAAAGAATAGTTCAGATACATCATAATCTATTACATTTGCTGTGGCAGGATACATAATCTCTAAGTTCATCCATTTACTACCATTACCAAATACCTTTTCTTTTTGTTTGTCTGATAATTTACCTATTGCATTTTGTAAATCTTTCATAGAACCAACAAATGCTTTTTCTATATCACCTCTACCACTAAAAACACTTTTCATAGCATCAATATTCAATGAGGTTTTACCAAACATCTTTAGATGTCCTTTATTACGAGCTCCTCTTAACTCTCCATCTATATAACTTATCATTAAGTTTTGTCCGTCAAGTTTCTCTGTAACATTATCTTCACGACTTAGTTTTCCCTCTAAACTCATATTGATGATGTTTTTAAAATCACCAAATGTTAAACGGTTGTCATCGAAAGGATGACTCATATGACCTGCTGCTCC